TCATATTCGGATGAACGAATCCGGGTATCCGCTGCGCCCACCCAGTTCTGGCCTTTCCGGGTTCGCACTGACCAGTCACCGTTCCCGGGCGAGTACCGCAAGGGGGACTTGTGTGACATCACCGTCCGTGATGACGATCTGATTCCTGATGGGACGTACCGGCGTGAGATCGCCGCACTATCCGGCACGGAAGACCCGAACTGGATCACTATCACTACCACGGAGGCACCTCTTGGCTAACCCAACACCAGGACCTAGCGATTTCCGCGCCCAGCTTTCGGAACTGCGCCGACAACTGGATGAACGCATTGACCGTATCTCCACCTTTGATGCTACCCAGATGAACCGGGCCATTGAGACGCTCACCAAGCTCGTGAATGACCTGCCCGGGCAGATCGATGAGGCCCTCGCAACGGCTGTGAATACAGGCAACGTCACCGCGACCGGGAACGTCACCGCGACCGGGAACGTCACCGCCGGCGGCAACGTCACTGCGACCGGCAACATGTCTGCATCCGGCAGCGTTACCGCGTCCAGCCAAGTGAACGCTGTTGGCAGTTTGAAGAGTGTGGGTGCATTCAACACCGACATCACCGTATACCCCGGCGCGCGTCAAACAGTATGGCAGAACAACAACGGAATCTTCGGCTACGCACCTTCTACAGAGGTGAAGAAAACAAACATTAGGAGCGTCCCGTTCACCGCGGAGAACGTGCGTGCATGTACTCCGGGAGTGTTCGCCTACATCACCCAGCTAGAGATTCGCGACAACCCCGAGAACGAATTCTACGACCCCGAATATGAGGTTCCAGACGAGGCGGGTTTATTCGCTGAGGATCTTATCAAGAATGGTTTAGAGTTGTTCGTCATCTATGACAGTGATGGGGTCACGCCTGCCGGTGTGGATTATGCGGGGTTTGGTGCTGTAGCCAACCTTGTTGCTGTCCGTGATTTGCATGAACGGCTCACGAGGTTGGAAACCGCTTAGCCCTCACAGGGAATGTCGTTGCCGTTTGCGTCTACACCGCAGATGGGGTCTTGGCAGCCGTATCCCAGATCAACGTAGGGCGAGGGACAGCCTGCGCCTTCCACCTTTCCGTCATCGTTCACCCATGCCTCGGGCTCAGGTTCAGGCGCTGGTGCCGGTGCGGGTTCTGCTACGGGTTCCTGTGTCGGGGCTGGTTCAATAACAGCTTCCTCAACAACAGGTGCCGGAAGAACAGTCTGACGAACAGTGTTGGGAGTTTCCTGACGCAACGTGTTCTCGTCAACGGTTACGACCGCGGCCTGTGTTTCCTCGGGTTCCGCTGTTGTTGCGGACACCCCGATGAACGCGCCGGCAGTAATTACGGCGGCAGCACTGAGGCTGGCGATGATCCCCTTCGTCATGTTCTTCATGAGCAAAGTTTAATTCATTTGGACACAATCTTCTACCCCTCGAATGGAGTACATATGAACCGGACTCTTCTGGCGATTATCTACGCGCTAGTGACGGCCCACGGAGTGCTGACCTTGCTGTATCCGTCAATGCCCGTCCAAATGATTTTGGGGGTAGGCATCGTCTACGTTTACGGCACATCATTTCTTGTGGCGGGTGGTGCAGCTTTCTTCTCAATCCTGAAACCCAACTTCAAAATTGAAGCCATCGCACTCTGGCCGCTGTGTGGTGCATATGCGTTATACGACGTCGCGCTGTGGGCGCTGATGCTCGACCAGGCAACGTTCCGGGATCCGCTGCCAGCCGTCTATGGACCCGCGATCGCTGTTGCAATTCTGTCGCTCTTCTTCTTGTCAAAAGCTATCAAGTTGGATGTGAAGACACGTCGACTGACGAGGGGAGCTGCCGATGGCGCCGAATGACTTTATTGAGTCGGGTAACTACACCGGTCTGATCATTCTTGGCATTTTCGCGTTGGTCACTGGGGGTATGGGTGCTGCGGTGGTGAATGCGATTGCTGCATCTCGTCGGGGGATCAAGGGTGATGCACTTCAGAAGGATGCGAACGCTGTTGAGGGGTTTGGGGCACTAGCGGAGGCATTGCAGAAGGATAACCAGTCGTTGCGAGAGCGGCTGGACAACTTCGAGAAGGAAACGGCCGCCCGAATCCAAGAGCTCGAGGCAGAAGTTGTCGAGCTGCTGGGGTACAACAACCTTCTTATTCACACGTTGAACGAAAACACAATCGAGATACCGCCTCGGCCGTCTCGTAAAAAGCGATACGGCAACTGAACGACACCCGCCCCACCCGGGAGCGGAACCAACACAAACCGAACAAGGAGCAGTAATGTCCAGTCCCATCCTCCCCACCATTGACCCGGTCGCCTACTTCCGCACCTACGTGCCTGTCGCGATCGGCTCGCTCATCACGTTCCTGCTCGCGCAGTTCACCTGGCTCAACACCGCCATCACCTACGTCGAAGGCACGTACGGCAACGGGTGGCGCGACCTGCTCATCGCAGCAGCCACAGCCGCAGTCATCGCCCTCTACTACTGGGGTGCCCGCAAGATTGGAGCCCGCTGGCCGAAGGCAGAGAAGTGGTTACTCGGCTCGTCCGCCACACCGGTCTATACCGCACGCTGACCCGTGCAGGATCCGAACGACGAACCGTACGCGGTACCCGTCGACCCGCAGGACTTACTGCAGTGTGGCAGCTGCCAATAGTCCAGCAACGACAAAGCCCCGCTCCACCTCTTCGCAGAGGTCGGAGCGGGGCTTTTTTGTTGTCCCCTGCGTCAGTACTCCCATGTCGTGTAGTCGGAGTCTGCGCCCTCAGCTTCACAAGCACGCTGCACAGCACTCAGCGCATCGAAGTAGTCCTCGGAGTCAATGAGCACCGGCAACACACCATTGGGCAGAATGTCCCGCACAGCGGCGAGCCTGGTCGCGAGCTCGCCGTCAGCCTCTAGGGAGAGTATGTCGAATCTGTCGGCGAAGTTCTTGAGTTCCGCCTCTTCAGAATCAGTCGCGTCACCGTTCCAGACGAGGATGAGGAGTTGGGCGAGGTCGTTTGTTGCGGTCTCGAAGTCGTCGCAGATCGCGTGCGCCGGGTTCAGAGTCTCGGATGGTTCCGGCTCGGGCGTCACAGCAGGTGCGGCGCAGCCTGCGAGCATCGCAACGACGGACAGTCCGAGCATGGTCGTAGTGAGGACTTTCATGCGACCGAGCCTACCGGCGTGCACGTTGTCCCCGCAGCCCCAGAGTGGGAGGTGGTGGTGGGAGCAGGTCACCCCGCCCTGAAATGCGGAAGACGTCGACGGCCCTCGCTGGAAACAGGGTGACCACTCGCGCGATGACCTCCATCGTCACAGGTTCGGGTTCCACTCCCAGATGCTGAACGATCGCCTCACGGCCGCACACCCCCATGCCCGCCGCCGCTTCCGTAAGTGCCGCCCAATCAAGTTTCACCAATCGCATGTATCCCCCTTGAAAACGATGCACCAGCCTGCACCTAGCCCGCATCCAGAAATGAGACAACGGAAACCCCGAGGGCGATGGCTATCGTGTCGAGGTCTTCGAGTTCCATGTCTGCTTCGCCGCTGAGCATATGATCCAGCGCTGACATTGGAATTGAAATCAACTCGGCTAACCGTTCGGGCGACACGCCTTGCAGGGCGAGTTCGGCTTTCACTGCGCTCGCCACCTGAACGCGACGTTGTCGCTCCATGTAGCAACATTAGTTCATCCGAACTAGATTCAGAAGGGCCCCACTTTTGGCGATAGTTTCGAACGATGCCTTCCGGAACCAGACGCCCGCCTGGGCCGCTATCGCGCGCGATAGCCAACGTTCTCAGCGATGCGCTCGGAGACGCCGGCATTGGTCAGAGTGAACTCGGGGAAGTTGTGGGAATCTCCCAGTCGCAGCTGTCGAAACTTCTTCGCGCCGAGCGTGCGCTGACCATCGATGAGCTAGACCGCATCTGCAGGGCACTCGCGCTCGACCTTGTCGATGTCATCACCCGCGCCGATTCCGCGCGGCGTCCGTAGGCGCGAACCGCGCAGTTCCGCGGGTCGCACTGTCCCCATACGGTGCACGGTAGGGTGCAGGGCATGAAGCTGGGGAGTCGCCGTGGTGGCTACTCCCCAGTGTTTATATGGAGCCGCCTGTCAGAATCGAACTGACGACCTTCTCATTACGAGAGATAGAGTCCGCCTCCGCTGGGTGCCGCACACTGCCGGTGAAACCCGACTTTACGCGGAAGTTCCCGGTTCGAGTTCCGCTGGGTACCGCTCTGTGGCGGTGTCATAGGGTGCAGCATAGGGTGCATCCATCTTCTCGGCCATCTCGCGCTCGCGATCTTCGAGCGGGTGCACGTAGGTGCGGTAGGTGAACCCTGCGTCGGAGTGGCCGAGGTTCTTCGCGGTGACGGCGACGTCGTTTCCGCTGTCGTTCAGCATGTGCGTGGCCGCAGTGTGGCGGCCCTTATACCGACGCACGTTCGACAGCCCGGCGGCTTCGAGCGTCCTCCGCCAGTGACGAATGTCTGTGCCCGACCCGATGGGCAGGCCGTTCGGCTGGCTAAAGATCAGCGCAACCGGCTGGCCGTCGAAATCCCAACCGACCCAGTCGTCGGCCTGCTGTCCGCGCTCGATCAGCTGCTCCGCGCGGTGGTCAACGATGAGCGCAACGATCGACTTCGGAAGAATGATGACCCGATCCCCCGCCTTCGTCTTCGTCTTCGGTTGCAGGAACAGTCCGCGCCCTGTCGCCCGTAGGAGCTGGTTGCGCACGGTGAGCGTCCCCACCTTCTCATCGAAGTCCGTCCACGACAGCCCGAGCACCTCTGCCGGCCGCAGACCCATGCGAAGGGCGACGTGCCAGCGCGCACGGTTTCGACCAGTGGCGGCACGCAAGATAGCGTCGCGATCTGCTCGCGAGAACGCGGAGGTGTTCGCCTTCCCTTGGGCGCCGATCTCGACGCGCGCCGCGGGGTTGAATACGATGTGCCCGCGCTTGAAAGCGACCTCGAGCGCTGTCTTCATCGGCGCAAGGTAACGTCTCTGCGACGACGGCACAACGCCGAGGTCGGTGACCCACTGTTCGATCCGCTCGGCGGTCAGCTTGTCGAGGGTGGTGGTGCCGAGCTCCGGAATGATCTTCGCCTCGATCACCCACTTGTCCATGTCGTAGGTGGTGGAGCTGGCGGTGCGCACGTTGTCGAGCCAGTGCACCATCCACGCGCCTACGGTCGGAACCTTCCCGACGACCAGGCGGCCGTCGTCTCGCCGCGCGAGGAGCGCGCGCTTCTTCTGCGCGGCCTCGGCCTTGGTCTTCGCGGAGAAGTACTTCCGCTTGCCGTTGACAGTGACGTACCCGCGGTAGCCGGTCTCGGTCTTGAATGCCGACCCCTCGCCCTTGGCTGCTCTCATTCGGCGCGGCTTGTGCTGTTGCTGGATGGGGGGCGCATTGCTGGGTGCTCTGCGTCGAGAGGTTCTTCGAGTATTGGTGAGCCGCCCTCTGCGACTCTGCGCAGCATCTCTTGTGCTAGTTCCATGTCGGTGAAGTCGCGAAGGTGCACTTTCCGCGCGGCGGCAGCACTGAGATCAACGTCTCCTTCTTGCAGGAACCCGGCGACGATGAGCGCCTCTGCTGCGTTCGCTCCGTATGCGCGCGCAACCGCGACGACGTGTTGGGGCTTTGGGGAGTAGATGCCCTTCTTCCAGCGGCTCACGGTTGATTCGGGCACCCCGGATATTTGCGCGATGCGCGCTCCCGTGTCCCCGGCGGTGACCGTGTTGAGGTATTCAGGCCAAGTCTGCTTCTGATTCACGGTTCAACCGTACCCGGGTATTTCAATACTGCAATGACCTTTCAGGGGGGCAATCCTCATAATTTGGCTGTTTTCGGCACTTTTGGGCGCGAAATGCGACACGCGGGACTGAAATCAACTTGCGTTGCAGCAAGAAATGATTAGTCTTGCCGTTATGAAAGCTTCTACCGGTACAGCAAGAACGAAACCCGGAACAGTGTTGAACCGTTCTCGGCTGGATGAACTTCGCCGAGCAAACGGAATTACGAGCGAAGCGGAGCTTGCCCGCATCATCGGCACTGACTACACCACTTTGTGGCGTGCGTCGAAGGGACTGCCCGTAAACGGCGTGTTCATCGCGCAGGTCAACCTTGCGTTCCCCCATGTCCCGCTCGGTGATCTCTTTCACGCGGTCACCTCGGACAATCTGGCCGCCTGATGAGCGCCGTGCTTGAGGTTGAGCGTCACTACTCGATCGCATCGGTGGCCACCATTCTCGACGTCTCCACTGACTTCGTCTACGCCCGCATCGCGGACGGGAGTCTCAAGAAGGTGGTCGAGCTCGGCAGCGGCCAGGCGAAGCAGCGCATCAGCGCATCAACACTTCAGGCATACCTCGATCGCCGCACCTACGGCACACAGACCGCCAGTCCCCCCACTGGCTGAACCGGGCGGGGCTGTCGAGTAGTCGGCGGCTCAAACGACCAAAGGGTGCCCGTCCGGCCCTCACTGCTCCAAGAAAAAAGCCCGGTGGGCAAACACCGGGCCATGACACGAAAGGTAAACCCAATGTCAACCACCGAGATTAGCATCTTCCGCCACGAGGGGGTGGATATTCGCACGCTTGTGATCGACGGTGAGCCGTGGTGGGTTGCGTCTGATCTTTCTCAGGCACTCGGCTACTCCGCCACATCCGCGATGCTCCGGTCTCTCGACGCTGAGGACAAGGGGGTGCAAGACCTGCACACCCCTGGCGGGATGCAAGCCGTCGCCATCGTCTCGGAACCGGGAATGTATTCTGCGGTTCTTCGCTCCCAAGCGCCGAACGCTTCTGAGTTCAAGCGCTGGGTCACCCGCGAAGTATTGCCGACGATTCGCAGAACGGGAGGTTACAGCCGCTCCGAGGTCAACGCGTTGCCGCAGTCGTATGGTGAGGCGCTTCGCATGCTGGCAGATGAAGTTGAGACGCGCGCTGCATTAGAGGCGAAGGTCGAGGCTGACGCCCCGAAGGTCGAATACGTCGAAACGTTTGTCGACCATGACGACGTGGTGCTGTTCCGTGTCGCAGCGAACGAGATTGGTGTTCCCGAGGGAGAACTGCGGAACCGTCTACTCGCTGCCGGATGGGTATATAAGACCCTCATTGGTACGCGGTGGTCGAAGTCAGTCGGCCGTGATGTCAAGGAGTACGAGTATCGGGCGGCTGCCGCGCACGCGGACAAGTTCCGGTCGATGCCGCAACATAATGCGCCCCGTCATCACAACGGGCAGGTGAGAACAACCCTGTACATCCGTTCTGCGGCGCTTCCTGCGATCCGGCGGCGTGTGCTGTCGAACCTGTCAGCGGTGACGGCATGAGTCCCGCAATTTCGATAGCTCCGTTGGTTTCTGAAAGGCACACCATGAACAAAACATTTGCAACACTCACCACCGCATGTTTCGCCGGCGCACTCGTACTGGGCGGGGCAACAATCGCAAACGCAACACCCGAACCCAAGGTCAGCATCTGCCACTCCACGAGTAGCGAAGAGAACCCATGGAACCTGATCAACGTTTCAGCAAATGCGCTGAAAGGACACGAGAAACACGATGATGACCTGATCCCGGCACCCGCTGATGGTTGCCCAATTGTGGAACCGGCGCCCATCGTTGAAGAGACACCGGATGAACCAGACCCCGACCCGACACCTGACCCGGCAGTTGTTGACATCCAGTGCAGAGTTACCGCATCGACGGTGATAGGTGGAACAGCAACACTTACTGTCGCACCCGCTGACTGCAACATCCCGACCGCGCCGATCTCGTTCTCTTCATATGAGCTGGAAAATAAGCTGGTTCTTCCTTATGACAAGCAGGTTGCTTTCGATCATGCCACTGATGCGGGTGTTGCTTACGGTGCGGGTGATTACACGCTGACTGTTGAGCTTCCTGATTGCAACTGGCAGTCGGATTTGTACTGGTCGCCTAATGGTGAGAACCAGGTGTCGGCACCGCATAGTCATCCGGTCAATGGCATGAATGTTGGTTGGGATTTCACTGAGGGTAATGACTGCACGGTTGTCGTGCCGCCTGTTGAGCCTCCCGTCGTTGAGCCGCCTGTCGTTGTCCCTCCTGTTGAGCCGACGACACCTGTTGCGGCGTTCGTTCCCCAGCAGCTCCCCACGCTCCCTGTGACCGAGCTCGCCTACACGGGTAGCAGTCCTCTTGTCCCTGCTGGTATCGCGTCGCTGTTGTTGGCAGTTGGCGCGTTCCTAGTGCGTAAGGCGGTGTCCGCATGAGTGCCATCGACCACAAGAAAGAAGCCGAGTACCTTGCTGAGCGCGGCTCCCGTATACCAGAGGATGGCAGCTACTGGTTCAAGAACGACACCGAGACACTGCTTGCCGCACAGGTTCACGCGACTCTCGCGCTGGTAGAGCAGACCGCCGCACTGGTGCAAGAGCAGCGCACCGCCAACCTAATCGCCAATATGAACGCCGACTTGAGCGCCGGGTACGGGATACCCAAGGAACGGCTTCTGGAGATTCAGGGGCGTCTCGCATGAGCGCGGAGATGTGGGCGCAGACGGTCAGCGAGGCCGGGAGCTTCCTGCTGATCGTTGTTCTGGTGACGTTATGGACGTGTGTGTTGTTGCGTCGTGACAAGGTGCGCCGTGATCGCGCTGAGCGCGGGGTGCGGTCATGAGCGCTCACTACATAGACCTAAGCATCCATCCACACTGGATCACTAAACAGTTCCGTTGCACTGCGAAGGATTCCGACGACGTAACAGTTTCGCCTTGCCGTTGGTTCTGCGAGACCTGCGAAGAGGAATGTTCGTGCGGTGTTGAGACGTGGACAAATCACCTCGATTACTGCCGTGAGACGGAGGGCTGGTTCGACAGCGTTGGCCTTGAGGAATGCTACGACGGCGAAGAAACCGAGTTCCGCTCTGGCCTTGTCGAATTCACGTGGGACGGCTGTGGCTACTTCTGGCATTACGCGCCCGAGCCTGCTGAGCCGGACGAACCGCTATTCGACTTGACCGATGACAGTCAGATCGCAGAATCGGAGGCAACAAAATGACTCGTTTCTACACCTGCGACCGCGGCGAGTTCACCCCAGCACCAAAAGGCTACTACCGCCTCACACCGGTGCTTCTCGTGGGCACCATCCTGCTCGGTCTGAACGTGACCGTCTCGGCGGGGTTCGCACTCCTCATTACGGGGGTGACGTTGTGAGTGCGTTGGCCCTTTTCGATGTCGCGCCCTCGCTGCCTAAGCGAATTAGGCGCAGCAGGGCGAAGGGTTGGCGGAAGCCGACCGGCGCAATTGTCGTGTCCCGTCCATCGTTTTTTGGGAACCCGTTTGTTGTGGGGACACCTGAGAATGGCGGGAACATCACCCCTGAAGTCGCTGTAGCGGAATTTCGCAAAGCGCTTCTCGACGGGCGACTCCAGATCAAGCTTTCCAACTTGTTCGAGTTGCGCGGCAGAGACCTCGTTTGTTGGTGCCCGCTGGATCAGCCGTGCCATGCAGACGTGCTAATCGAGCTGGCAAATAGGAGCACCGAGTGAATGACCTAATCGCGCACATGCAAACAAGCACCACTCCCATTCAGCAAATTACCGAAATCTTGGTGGGCGAAAAAGTGATGCGCCAAGAACCTCAACGTCTGGAGCAAGCAATGGAATCATCCGGCCAGTTTGTGACTGATCACATTGTGTGGCGCGAATGCCTCGCCCCGTGCGGGTTTGCAGGAAACGTCGATGCAACATTCGACCCTGAGACGGACACAGGCCATTGGGTGTGCCCTGACTGTGGGTTCGAGCACTACAGCTCCTCAACATCGTAATGAAAACCATGTGGGGCATCGACGCACAACATCTGCGCCGTGCCTCCACCCACCGCCGTCGCACCAAATGGGTGCCCCGGTTCTGGTGGCTGGTACTGACCGTTTACGTCACCGCCAGCACCGCTGTTCTAATCCTCCAAATTGAAAGGCACCTCCCATGACTAAAGAACTCACTGTTCGCAACCTCTACGGCATCCGTGGAGAGATCACCCACCGTACCGACAGCAACACCATCGTCATCACCGGCAAGAACCGTGCAGGGAAGTCCAGCTTCGTGAACGCATTCGGGCACATCTTCGCCCACAAAGCAATCAAGGGCGCACCCGACCCCGTGCATGAAGGACAGCTCGAAGGTGAAGCAACCTACGTCGACCACGACCTCGGACTCTCATTCACCCGCAAGTGGAAGAACGGCAAAATGTCGGCCGTCGAAGTGCGCGCCCTCGACGGCGCCAAGTACCAGGACGGCACCGCGATCCTGAAAGACCGCATCGGCACCGTGATTGTGGATGTTGCCGAGTTCCTTGCGATGGATGAAGCGAAGCGTCGCGAGCTGATCATGTCGAAGTCGATCTTCCCTGAGGGTTTCGACATGGCCGCTTTGACTGCTGAGCAGTCACGGGTGGAATTGGCGCGCACGGATGCGAACCGAGAGAAGTCACGCCTTGAGGGTGCACTGTCCCAGTTGGTTCCGCCTTCGCGGGACACTCCTGCGGAGGAAGTTTCCTACGCCAGCATCAATGCCGAACTCGACGCAGCGCGGGACCACAACGCTGAACTCGACCGCAAGGCAGATGCCCTTGCTAATGCTGAATCCGAAGAAGAGCGCGCTGCGACCGAGGTAGCTCGTTTGATAGACGCTCTCGACGCGGCACGCACATTCCTATCACGCGCCACAGACGTGAAGGAAACCTGTCGGAAGGCGTTCGTCATCGGGCCCGAGCGCATCGACACCTCCGCGATCAACGCCCGCCTCGGTGAGGTCGAAGAGATCAACGCCAAAGTTCGAGCGAAGGCTGAGCACTCCCGAGCGAAAGCCGCCTACGATGCCGCCGCCACCCTGCACATCACTCTTGACGAGAAACTTAAGACGGTGAAGAAGGCCAAGTTCGAGGGTCTGGCGCTCGCGACGTTCCCGCACCCGGGGCTGTCGGTCGATGACGAATACGTTCTGCTCGACGGCACCCCGTTTGTGAACGTGAACGCTGCCGACAGGGAAGTTGCTGCTATTGCGGTGGCGATCTCAGGTGAGCACTCGGATGAAGAGCTGTGCCTGGTCATCATCAAGAACGGTGACGCACTTGACCCGACCAGCCTCACGAAGATTGACGAGATGCTCACCGAGGCACACTTCACCGGGCTGATTGATCGTGGCCGTCCGGACATGCCTTCTGTGGCTGGTATTGATGTGCTCGAACTCGCTGACGGGCAGGTCGCAAAATGAGCGCCGCCCTCCGCAACAAGCCACTGCAGGCGCGTTCGCAGGTTCGCCTCGACGCGATCAAGACTGCAGCCATCAAGCTGTACAACAACCCTGCGATCGGCCGCGACCGACTCACGACTGCACAGGTGGCGCTCCTTGCTGGCTGTTCGATTGGGACGTTCTACCGCTACTTCGAAGACCGTTACGCGCTCCTCGAAGCGATCGCACCCGACCGCGACCAAACACCCGTCGAAGGGTTGGGCATCTGATGGACGACCTCGATTACGACGCCTATGACATGGACGACCGGAAATCGCCGGGATACGCCGAACGCATCCTCGCGAATGCTGACGACCACCGCGACGAACAACAGACAGGTGGCAACTGATGCCCGAAGGAATCTTCCACGACGCGCACGACGTCTACGCGCGCCCCAACAATGCCGTTCCGTGGGTATGGCTTGCCACATTCTCCTCTAAAGCACTCGCAGAGAACTACACAAAGAGTGGGGCCATCCCGCTCGAAGCTCAGACCGAGGTGAGGCCGGTATGACCCACTTCGATCGCATTCTGCACGACGGCATCGACCGGGAAGGGTGGAAGCTCGCCCGGCAACCCTGCGTTGGTGCGTCCGACGCCGCGAAACTCGCCAAAGAGTCCTCAGTGGAATCGGTACTCAAAGAGAAACTCACACGCCGCGAGTGGAACGGCAACGCATACACCGAACAAGGCCACAGGTGGGAACCAATGATGCTCGCCTGGGCCGGTATCAGCCCGAATATTGCCCTCATCCACGCCCCCGACAACCGCGGGTTCGCAGCGACACCAGATGGTGCGGACGCTACCCGTGGCGCTGAGTGTAAGGCCAAGCACAACAAGGTCGTGACCGGTCCAACTCTTGGCGAATGGCGACAGGTCGCGTTTCAGTTTCTTGTCGTCCCCGAGTTCGAAGAGATCGAGTTCATCTGGCAGGAACTCGTCACTGACCCAATTGCAGGCGAGTGGATTCCCCGCGCTGACGAACCGAAGAACCTCACCATCCCCCGCAACCACCCAAAGATCGTCGACCTCACGTCGAAGATTCTTCCCCTCGCAACGGACCTCCTCGACCGCCTTACCCGGGCGCTCGAATTCGAAAGAGAGATGAACGCAGCATGAGCACCGCAATCACCCAATACGTCAACGCCACCCTCGAAGAGAAAAAGTCCTACGTCCAGATGTTGGCCGCCGCAGGCGATCTACTGCCCCCAGGACTGTGGGCGAACACGAAAAACCCTGAGACCGGGCTGATGGAAAACCGACCGAGCCCCGGCAAGGTCATGCTCATCGTCGAAACCGGGCTAATGCTTGGCCTGCACCCCATGGCAGCTCTGCGCGGCATCGACGTCATCGAGGGTAATCCCACGTTGAAGCCGTCGCTGATGTCGGCGTTGATCCGCCAGGCGGGGCACACGCTCCGCATTGAGCAAACAGGAACTGTCGAGGGCGGCGACATCTCCGTCACATGCACAGGTATCCGATCCGACGATCCCGAGCACCCCTATGTGTACACGTGGACGCCGGCCGATGCCCTCCGCGCTGGACTGCTCGACTCCTACGAGCCTGACGCGGGAGGGGTCTGGCGTGGGAAGGCGCGGTCGAAAACTAACAACCCGAAGCCGTGGGAGAGCTACATGCCCCGTCTTCTGCGTTGGCGTTCGCTCAGCGATGTCGCGTCCGCTGGTTTTGAGGACGTGCTCATGGGCATGCACTACACCGCTGAGGAGATGGGCGCTGTCGTCAACGAGCGCGAAGAAGTCGAGACAGTGGACGCTGATCTTGAGCCGACTGAGGACTGGGCAGCGTTGGTAGCTGAGGCCACGACGAAGGATGAGTTGTTGGCGATCGGTAAGCGCGCCGACGCGCTCGGAGAGTACACCGATCAGATCCGCACGCTCGTGCTCACGAAGGTCGGGAAGTTGGGCCGCGACGTCGTCATCGAGGAACCCGCGACCGAGGCTGAGCCGGTGTCTGAAGCCGAGCCTGAACCTGCCACCCCAACGGACGCCGACTACGAAGCGCAAGCCGCAGCGGAAGCCGAGGCTGGGCGATGACTCACTTCACCGACGAGAACCCTACTGTCACCTCCCCCGCAGGCGCAGAAGGCGGCGCTGCTGTTGACGTGCTCACTCGTGGTGGTGAGCTGATCCACTTTGTTCCGGCGAATCCAGCCGAAATGGAGTACCTCATCACCGAACTGACCACTCTCATTGAGCAGATGCCCGCGAAGATGCTCGAACTGAATGAGCGTCGGTATGAGTGTGAGCGGGCATGGTCACGACGCCGCAACACAGCACTTGCCCAGCATGCGAAAAACAACACCGTCACGGTGGCGCGCGCTCTGGCAGATGTGGAGGCACTTACCGAGATGGAGGACCTTCATAACGCGAAAGCGGCATGGCATTACGCCGACGACACCCTCAAAGCGCTTACGTCGAAGCTTTACGGAAATTTAAATATCAATCGCGGCGTCCAAGCTGCCTATAACTCGTACGGGAGCCACCGATGACCACCACATGGTCTTTCGACCTCAACTATCCCCGCCCACCGAAGGGGCTCTCAGCGAACGACCGCTGCCACTGGCGAACCAAGCACGAGAACACCCAGATGATACGCACCCAGACGATGCTGCGCACCCGTGCCGCACAAGTCCCGGGACTGGACAATATCCGTGTCGATGTCGTGTGGGTTGTTGCTGACCGCCGCAACCGTGACACCGACAACCTCGCCCCGCTGCTGAAAGCGATCTATGACGGTATCGGTTCAAACCGTGGCACTTCCGCCCGAATTGTTGACGACGACGACCCTGCCCATATGCAGAAACCGTCCGCGACGATCCGGTTCGAGGCAGGCGCCGAACCGCACTTCACTGTGACGATCACCGATCTTGGGGACGACATTGTTTCCCTCCAAAAGCAAGGGCAGAAAAAATGACATTGACTCTTTCGACTGGCAACACCGGTCACCTCAGCTATGACGAGTTCTTGCGCGACAAGGTGGCGTTCGACCGCCGCTTCGGGTTCGAGGTCGCAGACGACGATCTGTCGGCCATTATGCGTGAGGGCCACCCCAATTTCCAGCCTCACCAGGCAGCGATCGTGAAGTGGGCTGTCGCTGGTGGCCGCCGTGCGATCTTTGCCCGCTACGGACTCGGCAAGTCGATCATGCAGCTGGAGATCATCCGGCTCATCCTCGGGCGGCAGGGCGGACGTGGGCTTATCGTGGCACCGCTCGGTGTCCGTGGTGACATCATCCGCGACGGCCGCAACCTTCTCGACCTCGAAGTGCGTTTCATTCGCCGCACCGAAGAAATCGACCCGGACTGGTCTGGCGTCTACGTCACCAACTATGAGTCTGTGCGTGACGGCAGGCTCGATGTTGAGCAGTTCACCGCGGTGTCTCTCGATGAGGCTGCCGTGCTGCGTTCGTTCGGCTCGAAGACGTATCAGGAGTTCTTGCAGCTGTTCGAGTCGGTGCCGTTCCGGTTCGTGGCGACAGCCACACCGTCACCGAACCGGCACAAGGAACTCATTCACTACGCCGGGTTCCTTGGAATTATGGACACCGGAGCCGCGCTCACACGGTTCTTCCACCGCGATTCTTCGAAGGCTGGGAACCTCAAGCTTTATCCCCATAAAACTCGGGAATTCTGGCTGTGGCTGAACACATGGGCGTGCTTCTTGCAGCGACCCTCTGACCTCGGATTCTCCGACGAAGGCTACGACCTGCCGCCGCTGCATGTCGAGTGGGAGGAAGTCGCGATCGACATGCTCTCCGACCAGATCGAGCGTGATGGGCAGGCTGTTCTTGTACGCGGCGGTGCGATGTCTCTCGTTGGTGCCGCGCGTGAGAAGCGGAACACGTTGACAGCTCGCGTCGCCCGCATGATGGCGCTCGTCACCGAACACACCGAACAGTCGCCGGATGAGCAGATCATCCTGTGGTGCGACCTGAACGACGAGCAGGCGCTCATCGAGCAGGCGTTAACGGCCGTCGGCGTGAGTTTCTCGTCTGTGCATGGTGGCCTCACCGATGACGAGCACGAGCGTCGCCTTGACGAGTGGCGCGATGGCAAGACCACCGCGCTCGTCGGGAAGCCGGTGCAGCTCGGCAAGGGGCTGAACCTGCAGCAGGCCTCCGTGTCGATCTTCGTTGGGGTGACTCACAAGTTCGAGCAGACCGTGCAGGCCGTGCACCGCATCCATAGGTTCGGCCAGAAGCAACAGTGCCGTGTGCATCTGATCTTCGCCGAGTCTGAGTCGGAGGTGCGGTCAACGCTTGAGCAGAAGTGGCGCGAGCACGACGAACTCACGGACACCATGTCGAACATCCTGCGAGAGCACGGCTTGAACCCGACGTCGATCAGCACCGAACTGACTCGGGCGATGGGTGTTGAGCGGGAAGCGTTCACCGGTGATGCGTGGACTGTCGCGCTGAACGATTCCACTGTTGAGGCTCGCGATCACATGGACGAGAACTCCGTCGGCCTGATTGTTACGTCGATCCCTTTCGGTAACCACTACGAGTACTCGCCCAATTACGCCGACTTCGGCCACACAGACGACAACGACCACTTCTGGTGGCAGAACGACTACCTCACCCCGTCACTGCTCAAT